ACAGAAGCGCCACGGGCGCCCGCCATGTAATTGGCAGCAGCGCGGCCCATCTTGGATTCAGGGATGATGTACTCACGCTCGCCGCCCTCACCCACGAGCGCCACAGTAGGCTTGCCAACCACACCACCTTCAGCGAAGGCTGGCAGGCTGGGCGTTGGCAGGTATGGGATTTGTGGCAACCGCAAGCGTGCCAGGGCATAGTTGGCACCTCGAATGATCGTGTTGATCGCATTGATCACGGCACGAATTGCAAAATTGATACCGCTGACCACACCATTGAAAACGCCGCGGATCATATTTGCTGCAGCCTGAAACGGCCCACGCAATGCATTGGCAAGGTTGCCAAATAAAGTCAAAATTGATGTGTAGAGAATTTTGCCGGCATTGATGACCGGCTCTATGAAGGCTGCATAAAATGCCTTTGCAGCATTAGCGAAAAACTGACCGATCGCAATAAATGCTGCGCCAATTTTGTCCCTGAACGCATAAATTGCAACACCTGCAGCCACAAGCAAAACGATCCAGCCGATAGGGCCAGTGAAAATGCCAATCAATACCTTGCCAAAGGAAACCAGTGCAGCAGTCACAGGTGCAATAGCACCAGCAAAGCCGGCAATCGTTGGACCGATTGCAGCAATGGCCGGGCCAAGCGTAGTGAACAACGTGACGATGCTCGTGATAATGGGCACGATGATTGGCAGTGCCAATGTAAGGGCAGCAAGACCCGCGATAAATTGCTGAACGCCAGGATCGAGTTCGCTAAAGGCTTTAGCAACGTTGGCAATATCCTGAGCCCAGCTGGTCAATGTAGGCAGCAAGTCTTCAATTGCCTGATTGAATGGGCCAGCCAAAGAACGTCCTAGTTCATTGATTGTGTCATTGAACTGATCAGCAGCCTTCGCCATGTCACCGCTAATGGTCGCTTCATAGCTTTGCAGAGCTTCGCGACCTTGATTCAGCATTGGAATCAGATTGTCGCCAGATTTGCCAAAAATCTGCATAGCCAGCGCAGTCTTCTCGGCGCCGTTAGGAAGGCTGGCAAACCGAGCTGCCAAGTCAAGCATCACATCATCAACACTCCTGATCTTGCCTTGCGCATCTCGTGAATTGACGCCAATCGATTTCAATGCATCATTAACCTTTGAAGCCGGATCAACAATCCCTTTCGCCAGTTTGCCCATAGCCTTGGCGACTTCATCAATCGAAGTCCCACTGTCAGCCGCAGCTGCACCAAACCGACTCAACGATTCAACACCAACGCCAGTGCGCTGACTGAGATCATTCAAGTTGTCGGCTGCATCAATCGCACCCTTACCAAGGGCAGCGATACCTGCAATCCCCACCGCTGGCACCAATCCAGCAATCACTCCACCGATGCCGCTGGCTGCTGTACGCAACCCACTGAATGCGCCGCTTGTTTTCTTTGCCTGTGCATCAACACCGCGAAGACTTTTCTCAAGACCAGCGATCGACTGCAAGCCATCAACACTGGCCTTGATATTGACGGCTGCTGTCATGTTCATTGCCATGGTCAGCGCGCCTCATCATGGATGGCCAGCAGGATCTCAGCTTCCATCAGTCGAATGTCCTCCAGCATTGCTCTCGGATCATCCACCTGGTAAAGGCTAAAGGCCCATCTGATCGCATTGTAATCAAGGCCAATCAGCCCGCTAGGCCCCGTTCGCCATTGCGTCTGACAGCACAGGAACAGCTGAACAGCAGGCCAAGCGTCAGGTTCAACCTCGAACACCTCAGGTCGTTCTGGCTTGTCGATCTCAATGCCAAAGGCTGCCGCATCATCAGCCGTCTGGTCGATGGTTCCACCCTTCGCCCAATAACGCGCAGCCTCTGTCAGTTTTTTGCCTTCTGGCCCGTCAGGCTCTCGAAGTACGCCAAGATCACTGCCGCAGCAACAGTTGGCACCTCTAGCAGCTGATCCCGTGAGGCAGTGCTGTAAGCCACCTCATCGCCATCATCATCAACAATGCCGGACCAGCCAATCAGGATTTCACGCGCGATTGATTGATCAGTGATGCCATCCTCGATAGCCTCATTGCGCTCTGCCGCCTTGATCCGTGCCTGCACCTCAGTCTGGATCTCGTTGATCCGTGCCTGAGGAAGCCGCTTGAACTCAGCGTCGAAGCTCTGTTTTTCGTACTTGCCGCCGTCAGCCGGGAGCTTGAAGCTCACCGGCCAGCTGTAAGAGGTGGATTGCTTTAGGACAAATGCCATCAGGCGAAAGTCAACACCACCTCATCATTGCCTGCAGAGGACGGAATCGCAACATAGGGCAGCGTCAGCATCTGGATGCCATCGCTGTCCGAGTAGGACGGGTTGCCAATGTCCACGATGGGGGCAACCATCGTCACGATATTGCCAGCTGTAGTGCCATGCTGGAAGCACAGCAGGCCAGTGGTGTCGTTGTTGGCGATAGCGAAATAATCTTTGGCAGCAATGGTCGGAGCCTCGATCATCACCTCACCTGCAGGCTCACGGTTGGTGATCAGCACCTGTTTGGTGCAACCAACCAGTTCGCGGTAGACGATCTCATTCGCCATTTCCAGGCTGATGCTGCCGATACAGGCATCGCTGTAGCCAAGAACGTTCACGGCGACGGTGTTGTCAGCCTTGAAGATGACCGGCGTGGCCTGGTCGCTGTAGGTGACGGCAGGAGCAGCAGTGTCGGTCGGGGCGTTATAGATCCCAGTCATGGTGAAGCTAATCACCGGGATCTGGCCGACCTCCATGCTCAACTCACAAGTGCCCCGACAGCCAGTGGCCTTGTGCAGCACACCATCATTGTTGAAATAGATGGTCGAGCTCTCGAAGCTGGCGCTCACCGGCTTGTAGCCAACGTTGGCGCCAATGCTGTAGGTGCTGGTGCCATCAGGAGTGAACGCCGCAGTGGATTTCTGCACCGTGGCCACCTTGGTGCTGCCGACGTAATCAGTGATCACGCCCTTGCTACCGCTGCCGGTGCCGCCAGTCAGGCTGATCACCATGCCGTTGTAATAGTCGTTTGTGCTGCTTGCGCCAGCGGCCAGCGTGATGCTGCCAGCGGAGCCAGCCTGAGCGGTGCCGGTAACTGCTGAGGCGGTGGTGGTGGCAGCAAAACCGCAGGAGCGCAACAGTGAGTCAACGCGAGAAGCGGTGCCAGCAGCACCAGATCCAGCCAGCTCAACCTCGAAGGTGATCACCACACGGGTTTGGCTCAGGATCTGAGCAGAATTACCTAGGTAAGGGCGGATCAGCTCGCGGCTGACGGTTTCAGCCTCGATTGGGGTGATCTCAAGATTCCGAACCAATACCGCATCAGTTCCGGCGGGGCTGCTATCAGTCCCATAGGTTGCCTCGATCTTCGTGAGGATCAGGCGCTTACGGCTTAGGAGCGGCATTGGTCGAGCCCTTTTCTACGCAGTCTAACTAGACAGATTCGCAACGCTTGTGCGGTAGCGAATCAAGTAATCACAAGCAATCACACCCGATGGCTGATCGGCTTCACTCAGATCAAATGTGACAGTCTGAGGCTGGATGTCGATCGCATAACCACCCAGAGTCAAGTCCGCCATCAGCTTGCTGTGCATGTCCTCAATGATTGGATCAGCCACCTGATCTGGGATGGCGCCGCGCACAATGATCGCCACCCGCACCGTCATGCTCCAATCCAGCCGGGGGAGACTGGTGTTCTGGTCGGCCTGGTCCTGCACAGGCTCAACCACGATCGCTGGCGTTTCACCCCGAGCCAATGGCTCAACCCTGCTGCGATAAATCCTGGTACTCACTCCACTGGTGCCAGTGAGCGCCGTGCGCACAGCAGCCAGGATCGTCTCGCGCTTGGTCGTCATGCCGATGCCACCTGCACCACTGTGCAAATAATGCCAGGGATACTCGGATGCGCTGGGCTGGCCGAAGCGCCTTCAGCGTGGATGTAGGCCGCGACATTGCTGGTCATCCACATCAGTTCGATGTAATCACCAGCCACCAGACCTAGCACGAAGTTCACCGTGCCGATCACATTGCCATCTGCGCCGCCATGGCTAGCAATGATGCTGAACCGGCTGTCGCTAGCCGGCACGTCACCGCTGCTGCCGCTGTCGTTCTTGCGCAACCAGACGTTCACGTCATGAATCTGCACATCACTGTTGGTGAACTGGATCGAAAACGTGAAGCTATA